ACGGCTTCAAAAGAAAGGAAGTTTGCCTTCACCACATGAAGGAAGTTTGCCTTCACCACATGAAGGAAGTTTGCCTTCACCACATGAAGGAAGTTTGCCTTCACCACATGAAGGAAGTTTGCCTTCACCACATGAATCTATTAAAGATCCATGTTCTTTAAAAGAAGATCCATGTTCTTTAGAAGAAGATCCAAAAACAACAACTACTAAGAAGAGCGATAATGGTGGTGGTTTTGACGGATCGGAACTGGAGGAAGTCTTTTCTTTCTATGCCAACAATTTCAATCCCTTATACGGACCATTTGAAAAAGATAGCTTAGACGACCTTTGCCGCGAGTACGGCCCAAAGCCAACTATCAACGCCATGCATGTCGCTGTTTCAGCGAATGTAAAAAGCATTCGCTACGTTCAAGGCATCTTAAAAAATCAACGCAATGCAGTCAATCATCAATCCAAACAAAAGACCGAAGAAGATTCGTATGCCAACCATATTGGCACACCACTATCCAAAGAATTACAGGATGAAGTTGACAGTCTATTTGCCGCAGCCGAAAACAGGGGTAATACATGATTCCGCTTAGCGAAATAATTGGTAAATCTTCGGGAATAACATTACCCCACAGACCCATGGGCTGTACAGACTGCAACAGCAGAAAAACACCGGGCTTTATTGAAAAAAATACTCCCTACAGCTTGGCCCATAGTTCGGTAGAATCAACCCTAAACAATAATTTTTTTTGCACCTGTGCAACCGGGCAACGCCTGGAACTACGCTGCAAAGAGTTATTAGGCACAGATCCAGAACTGATCAATGAGATAAAGAAACGCTCTTCCATGAGAAGGGCAATACAATATAATTTTAACGACTCGCGTGGGTTCGAAATACCACCCAGCTTCCAAAGGCTAGGGTTAATTGAATGGAAAATGAAATTTGGACGCAACCCAACACATTCCGATTTTTTGAAGGCACTAAGCAACCATGAAAAATCCAACCGTGTAGAGACCGGAGCAGGGCAGTGGAGTGGAATATTTACATTTGGTAAAGCGGGAACAGGGAAAACTGGTGGACTAACGGCTCTTTTGGCTTACTACATTCAGAAAGGGGAACCATGCCTTTGGCTAACACTTCAAGACATGCTCAATATGTGTAAATGGGATGAGCCAGAAATCATCAAGAAACGAATGAGACTTATATCTCAAGTCCCATATTTAATGATTGATGAATTTATTCACCCCGGCGAAAAGATTACCGATCACGAAAGGGATCGCATCATCTTCCCGATCATTGATCGCCGCTATCAATCGGACCTAACAACACTTTGCACTAGTAACTCAACACACTCTGACATAAAATCCAAAGTTGGTGAGGCCACTTGGGACAGGCTCCTAACACTTTGCGCATTCATTCATTGTGGTGGTTCTAGCGTTAGAACACAAGTAACCAACGCCTATGCAGCACCAGCGAATTGAGAAACCCAACAATGAAAGAAAAACCAATCCTATTCAGCGCAGACATGATCCGCGCAATCCTCGACGGGCGCAAGACCCAAACCCGCCGCGTAATCAAACTGCCCCCAAGCTCATCCTATCTGGGAATCATAGAAGAGCGACAAACATACTGGTTTGGCACCCCTGAAAACCCAAAGGGAGTAGCGTCGATGGAAAAACGCTGCCCCTATGGCGCACGCGGCGATCAACTGTGGGTCCGCGAGACCGCCTACATCTCACCACCAAATTTCTGCAAACGATACGAAGCCACACACATCGACCCAGACGGCGCTCCCCGCGTCGTAGACTATGCGGCCAGTATGGATGCGGACGCTGTACGAGCAGCTGAGGATTACGGCATAAAAAAAACACCGTCCATCTTCATGCCGCGCTGGGCCTCTCGCACACAGCTGAAAGTCAAGAGCATTGGGGTTGATCGGTTGCAGAATATATCGGAAGATGACGCTCACGCAGAAGGAATCCCAAGACGGAAAGGCCCATACATTTTGGATTTTGCAAAACTATGGGACGAGATTAACGGGAAGCGTGGATATAGTTGGCGGTCAGACCCACTTGTCTGGGTAGTGAAATTCGAGCGAGAAGGAGAATAAACCAACCAATGAGCAAAACAACCAAACTCGACCACAAAGGCATCATCATCTCATCCGGCTTCGGTCACCGTACACAAGAACCCTACGTCCAGCTCCTAGAGCACGAACAAGATTGGATGATTCAAATACCCGCAAGCGATGCCGCAAAACTAGGCATCGAGCTAATCAAAGCATCCGAATGCGCACTCACAGACGGCCTAATAATGGGGTTCGCCACCGAAATCGCAGACCTAACATTCGAAGATGCCGCAGGCCTGCTTATCCACATGCGCGAATACCGCCAAAAGAAAGATAGCGAAACAGGATGAGCGAAAGACTCATAGGCATCATAGAAGAGCGAGAAACGAAATAATATGACAACAGATCAGGATCCAACTGAAATAGACATCGATGATCTCATGACTCAACTTGCGGATGCACACTTCAATCTGGTCATGGCGAGAAATGAAGTTGATGAGCTAGAAATAGAGGTCAGAAAACTAAACAAGCAGATTGAAGAATATCGGAGACGAAACCAAAGCATATGACAACAACACAAATCACAATCGCAAAAGCATCCCCCGAAGAAGTGGATGCGATGCGTGGCAGACTGGGTTGATGATGATGGCGATGAAGTCGCTGACTATATCTATAAAACCCTCGTCGAGACCAGACCGTTTTCAATCGAACGGATTCTGCTGGGCTACGAAACGCTCGTTCACAATTTTTGTGACCCAGATGTTAGTCACCTAGCAATCAAGAGAAATCTCGAATAAAAGACTAGTTCAACCTATCGCGTATAAAGCTTATTATCAACGAGAGAAATTTATGAAAGACCAAATACGAAACTACTGGCTTAAAGACCAAGGTGGTATGGGCAACTACATCATTGCCAATACCACCAAGACAGAACAACCCGAAAGAACCTTCATCGATCCCGATTGGGAAGAAATAGAAGAACCCGAAATAATAGAATCGGTAATCCTAAACAATGGCACATCCGTAGAAAAACAAAGCGACGGACAAATATTCATCAGCCACCCGACAGGCGTCCCGCCTGAAACGCTCGCAGCACTGGGCCTAACATCCTTAGCGTCATCCTTGGAAAAAGCAAAAGCAAGAAGCGCCACCCACTCCGCACCCGAGCACGCCGATCAGCCACCGCCTTCAAAAACACAGGAGCCAACTCAGCGCACCGATCCGCCTCATGCACCGCCGCATGGCACTCCTTGCACAGAATAACCAGATTCTCTAAATTATCGCTCCCACCCTCAGCCCGCGGGCGGATGTGATGCGCTTCCAGCGACCGCTTCCGCCTGCACCCCGCCATTCGGCAGCGCCACCCATCCCGAGCCATCGCCCGCCGCTTCTGATTCTGCATCCCCGTGCTGCCAAGCCTGTGGCCGGAAGGCCACACAGGAACCTCTATCTTTAATATCTCATAGCCAATCGGTCTTACTTCTAAGGCGCTATTATGTTTCCGCATAATTAAACTCCCAATAAAAAACATCGCCCGATGTCCGAGGGTGCGGAAACATTTCACCTCAACAGAAGGCAAGCCTACTGGGAAGTCCCTCAGACATCGGGCGATGTCTACGAATTAATTGTATCACAAAGTGGCCCACGCCAAAGCGTATGAGCCTGCTGTTTGAAGTAAATGTTTCCGCATTTCTTCGTAGAAACAACATACCACGGCTTTCACGCGCGCGCAAGACCCAAAAATCACCGAATGTTACATAAAGTCATAACGCGCAACAAATTACTTGACAATATTACTTTATGTGATAAAATTGCATCTGACGTTTCTGAATTCGACTCTCGACTCTCGTCTTCATGAATATCTCCTTCGCTGCACATAATTTTTCAGTTGGGTAATGGGTTGAGGCGCTTCTAGCGCCAATAAAAAAACAGGGACTATGTCAATTGACATAGTCCCTGTTTTTTTTTGCCCAAAAATAAACCACCCAGCAAAAGGCAGAGCCTTGCAAATCGAAGTTTTCGGGGTACCCGAAGCGCTAGCCAAACTCACGCCGCTCGAACAAACAGCCTTCCTCGAAGGCACACTCTTTCGAGCCGCCACCATCATCCAAGGCGAGCTGGCCCAATACCCATCGCAGCCATCCGGCACAACCTACCGCCGCACCGGTACACTAGGCCGCCGCTGGACATCACGCAAAGACACCGGCGGCGACCAAATAGCCGTCGAAGTTGGCAACAACACAGAATACGCACCCTACGTCATGGGCCAAGGCACCCAAGCCCGCTGGAACAGCCACTGGCAAACCGACGCCCAAATCGCCGAATCAGCACTCCCAACCATCCAAACCATGATTCAGGCCCAAATAAACGCAATCACATGATTGAATTCCCGACAACACTCCCCTCGCTTAGCAGGGGAGGGCTAGGGAGGGGTAAAAAGATACACCTCTCCACACCAACCGAGCAACGCCGCCAACTCCGTCTCCAAACCGGCGAACTCCGCGCCCTCGCCACCAGCGACAGCACCAACCGCGTCTACGACGTAATCCTGCTCCGCAGCGGAACATGGAAAGGTTGGGGCATCAACTGCCCACCCACAGCACTCGCCAACACAGACGTAAACATATTTAATGGCAAGCTCAGCTTCCTAAACCCGCCCAAACATGGTGATTACGCCAACCACGGCTCGCCATCGCTCGACCTAATGCTCGGCACAATCTGCAACGCCCGCTACGACAGCACCGAGCAGGCCATCGTTGGCCAACTCGCCCTAGCCGAAGGCACACCCAACGCACAGTGGGTCCAAAATCTGCTAGACGGCGTCATCCAAGCCCGCGACAACGGCGAACAAATCCCCAATTTAGGCATGTCGTCCGTCGTCTGGATAGACATCGAAGAAGAAACCGACGCAGTCGGCAACTACGTCGTCCGCAGCCTGCTCGAATGCGAACAAGTGGATCTAGTCCACAACCCAGCCGCGGGCGGCGAAATCATGCGCATCGCCAACAGCATCGGCCCCGCGCCCTGGCAAAACCAAAGCGACACCGACCAAATTGAGGTCAACAACTCCACATCTACCGAGGCTAACGAAATGTTACTCCAACAACTAATCAACATCGTACTGGCATCCCAAATAGCAGCCGGTGCCAAAAACGGACTCATCGAGCGCCTATGCGCCAACCCAGACGAATGGACTGAGGATAAGGTAAAAAGCGAACTAACCCAGCTCGCCGCGCGTGGCCCCGACCCTGCGCCCCAAAACCCACCCGCCCAATCCACTGGCAACGGTCAACCCGCCAACCTAAACACACCCGCCCCCACGCCCCAACCCGCAGGGGCACCGCCTGCACCAACCCCTCCTCCGGGGCAGCCAGGCAACGAGCAGCAACCTGTCGGTGATAACACCGATTATGCGCGACAGCTTCAAACCCAACTCGCTGTCACTCAAAGCGAGCTCGAAGCCGCCCGCCAAGTGCAGGCCAGCTTTCTCGCATCTAGCCGCGAGCACATGCTGGTAACCCAGCTTTCCGCCAGCTCACTCCCAAGCGTCATGCGCCAAGCAGTCCGTGACACACTCCCAGACGCTTGGACACCAGAGCAGCTCACAGCCGCAATCGAAAACCAGCGAACCATGCTTGGCGCACTCCGCGACGACAACGTCATCAGCGGCTTTGGCCTGCCACACACCACCAGCGCCGACGATCAGCAGCTCACCAGCATGGACCAAATAGAACTCGCCACCAACGCGCTCTTCGAAGGTGGCCGTCCGGGTGAAGGCGTCCACAGCCTAACCGGTATCAAAGAGCTATACATGCTGCTCTCCGGAGATCGTGAAATGCATGGCGTATTTAATCGCCAAAATGTTTACCTCAACGGCAACATCAACACAGGCACATTCGCCGGGCTAATCTCACGCTGCTATCACACGCAGGTATACGACAAATTTCAGGAGTATACAAAGTGGTGGGAAAAACTAGTTTGCGAAGAAGACTACAACTGCCTCAAGCCAATCGAGCATTGGACAATGGGCGACGTGGTCGGCGACCTGCCCAAAGTCAACGAGGCACAGCCATATAAGGAACTCAACTTCAAAGGCAACAAGAAGGAGAAGACCGAATGGTGCAAGCGCGGTGGCTTCATCGGCATCACGCTCGAAACCATCGACTGTGACGACATGCAGTTCGTGCGCCGCATCCCGCGGCAGCTAGCACGCACAGCCGCCGAAACACTCGGCAACAGCATCGTCCAAATGCTCGAATACGGCCACATCAGCCCCGTACTCGACAGCACGCAGCAACCAATCTTCTCGGATCAGCAGCCAGGCTACAACGGAGAAATCGTCTCCAACTACGGCGACCTACCGCTCAGTGTCGATAGCTGGGAACAGGTCAGCGTCGAAATGGAGACGCGCATGAACGAGCAAGGCAAATGCGTCGGCATGGAGCCAGAATGCATGATCGTCCATCCATCCATGTACATGGCCGCACTGCGCGTACTCGCCTCCATCGGCTGCTGCGACAACGAGAATCCATTCGCGGCCACACCCGGCGCAACCATCGACGACGTCGGCGCACGCTTTGCAATGGCCCGCACCAAGGTTATCAAAAGCAAGTATCTCAAAAACCGCAAACGCTGGTACGCCCTAACAAACAAAGAAGACTGCTGCTCATTCACCATCGGTTACCGCTTTGGTCGCACGCCAGAAATCTTCTCGCTCCCAATGTCCAACCCAATGGATCAGACATACGGCCTCATGTTCCAAGAGGACGTCTTACCCGTCAAGGTGCGGTGGTTCTACGCACTCGGCGCAGTCGATTGGCACGGCATCTACGCCAACGACCCAATGAAAGGAATGCCAGCCACACCGTAACAAAGAATATTCCGTGAAAGCTCCCTCTCCTTCACGCTGCGCGAGGAGAGGGCTGGGGTGAGGTTAAACCATGTCCAAAAAGCTAACCTGTCTAAAAGACTACCAAAACCGAATAAAGCAACAACTCGGCGCATACCTAGACATTAGCAAATGGACCGCCTACACCATCGACGCCGGACTCCGTGAAGCACTTCGAGCCGCCAACCAGCACATCGAGCCGCTAGAAGTAAAGCTCGACGTAGCCCAAGGCCTCGACGAAAACGGATGCCCAATTCCAAACACCGGCGTCATCGACGTTTCCGAACTCTGCTACTTCGACATCTGCGCAGTAGCAACCCGAAACAGCAGCGGCCAATGCTGTTTCGATAGCAGCCAAGTTAACTTTCGTACATCGCTCGACGACAAACTCTACTTAGGCTGCTGTAGCTGCATCGGGACAACCGTCTGCATTCGCTACACGCCAATACTCTGCATATGCGACTTAGACGGAGCAACCGAAACAGACCATAACGTACCAAGTCGCTATGCAGATACCATTGCCAAAGGCGCAATCGCCTACGCACTACGCATCAGGGCACGCCAGCTCAGCGAATCACGCAACGAGCAAGACAAAGCCAAGCAAGAGAGCACGCACGCCAAAACGCTCCTAGACATGGCCCAACTCTACCTCGAAGAATTCGAAGAGATGTGCGTTCGCCAATCAATGCCACAAGAAACAATCGTCTGGAACATCGACATCGGCGACCGCCAATGCAAAGACATGAAACTCTGCTAGAGAGTTACCCGTTAAAGCACCCTCTCCTAGCGTAAAGGAGAGGGATGGGGTGAGGTTATGTGTAAACAGCAATACATCTCAATTGCCCACCTGCGCCAATACCAAGGCATAGACAGCAGTTGCGACGACGCACTACTAGTAGAAATCGCCTGTAGAGCCTCAGAACTAATCCAGCTCTACACCCGCACTGGCGGCGAGCACCACCCGGGCACCGCCCGACACGCCGATTGCGGATGGGCCTTCTGCGCCTGTCACGAACGCAGGTACTACACCTGCGATCAAACCATCCTGGAAGAACTATTCCTCCAAGACGGCATCGTCGAAATTACGCAGATCACAAATGGCGACGGAACCATAATCACAGACGGGCATATCACCCAGACCCTCTACGACACAAACGGACCATGGTGGTCCATCTGCCTCACACAAGGCGAATGGACAGACAAGCCAAACCCAATCTGCATCGAAGGTTGGTTTGGCTACAGCAAAGAACCACCACAGGACATCATCCATGCCACCCTCAGAATGGCGGCATACATATATAGACAAAAAGACGCCCAAGTCTTCGACACAACAGCAATCCCAGAAATGGGCATTATCCAGATACCACCAGGTATCCCGTCAGACGTCCGCGAAATAATCGCACGCTACCGAAACAAACGCAACGCATTCGTCCGCTAAATAACACCCGAGACTATCGCGTATAACCGCAATTATCACCTACAGAAAAAACCGTTCATCTGAGGTAACAAACCAATGGCAATCCAAAACGAACCACCCGTACTACACCCAACACCCGAATGCTGCGAAGGCCACAACAGCACCGGCAGCCCACAAGCAATGCCTTTCAGCTACACCGATCCATTGCAGCCAGATAAACACTGGCAAACAATCGAAGAATTCCACGCCACCAAATCAGCCTGCGCAGGTGTATTCTACTGCGACTGCACCAACGACGTACTCTACGTTGGCACAAAAGACGGCTGCCTAAATGACCTCTCCGGCAACCCACCAGCAGGCGACGGCTCGGGCAACGGCCCCGGCGCAGGCACCGGTCCTGCCAGCGTAGATGGCGAGAATTGCACCTACATCTACATTACAGATGAAAACGCGCTCGATGAACCAACGCCAACGACCGAGCAGTGTGACGCATGGCTCGCAGCATTTGACCCAACCCAATACAGTGGGTACGACCCAGCCGCCAACAACAAATTTACGGTCGAATTTAACGACGGCGGGCAAATTGTATTCCTAGTCAACGAAGATGGCTCAATCAAGCTCGATAAAGATGCACCGCTTGGACCGCTTGGACCGCTGGCCAGCATGACAGAGGAAGAGCTAAAAGCCTACATCCAAGACTGCATCGGCGACCCACCAACCCCGACAACAGCCGAGGATGACAGTTACACCGGCACCGAAGGCGAGGCCTTCAGCGAGGACATCACAACCAACGACGTCCCAAGTGACGAGCTGGCCAGCATCACAAAAGACAGCGGTTCACTGCCCGCAGGCTTGACGCTAGATACAGCCACTGGCGCAATCACCGGCACGCCAACCGAATCAGGCACATTCACCTGTGATTACACGCTCGTTAGCACATCCGGTTCCACCGACACCGCCACCATCACCATCGTCGTTGAGCCTGCCGCAGCAGGGTGTGTAAAACGAGAAGTCTGTGGCGTAATGAAGTCAGCGGTCTTCTCGCAAGCAACAGCGGTTCTACAGGGAGGTACTTCGGTCGGAGCAACCCAGGGTGTATGGGATCTGACTTGGCCAAGCGGCATGGAGGGGCGGGTCACAATTGACTTTATTGCTGGTAGCAACAATCTAGTTGAGCTTGACGACACAGGTGGACTAGTCCTTGTCAAAATGGAGGATCCAACTGCCTCCTCAGTGCAAACATCTTACAGTTACAAGAACGAGATCAGGAAAGCCGCACCAGAGCTAGATGGATGTTTGGGTCGAATGCGCTTATACCAAAGATTGCTGGATGGAGATAACCGCACATGTTTTAAGGCGGCTACAGTGACTGACTCTAGCGGTGTCGACAATCAGCCTGATTCGGAGACTTATTGCGCTAGCGTGGATGTAGATAACGCAGACCTTTACATTGATAACAACCTGCTTTCTGGGTTGGTAACTGTAGGAACAATCTGGGAGGGTGAAATTATTTTTGCTGGAGCGAATACAATTCAGAGTGGATCGGATTGGGTGAACTTCTCCTTCAATGAGGGCTGGCAGGCTCCTGTCAAAGTTACTGTAGAGGATTGCCCGGGGAAAGAACCCGCCTTTGTTTCAGCAGTAGACGTAGATGGCAATTCGGTTGCTGAAGGAGAAGTCAACTTCACCCCATGAAGAAGAATTTAAGCCTTATCTTGCTGTTGTGGATGGCAATAACAATAATGCCATCCACAACAGCGTTGGCCTCTACACCAACCCCAACTCCTGTTCCAAGCAGGGTTTTCTATGTTTCGAATCAGGGTATCGACTCGAATAGTGGCACATCCGCTGGTTCGCCTTGGGCTACCATAGCCAAGGTGAACGCTCAAACATTTCAGCCAGGAGATCACATCCTGTTTGAGCGTGGTGATACATGGACGGGATCGGGCGTCATAGTGGATGCGGCAGGTGTCGCAGGTGCGCCTATTGTGTACGGCGCATATGGATCAGGATCAAAGCCAAAAATAAATGGTGGTACTTCTGCAGCCAACGCAATAGGCACGGCATTCAGCATCGATAATCAGCCATACATTACGATTGAAAATATCGAGATGGCCTATTGGCGATCTGGCATTCATTGCCGACGCAACGCAACCAACCAAATATACCGCGACAACTACCTGCGCGACTTTCAGCGTGTGACCAGTTTTGGATTGCAATTTAATACATATTCGGATGGTGTTTATCGTTGCCAACAAGACGGTACATTCCAGCGCAATCTAATCGAAGATGTAGACTTTCCGATTTACATGGAAAACTGGTCGGGGCAATTTTCGAATTGGACAAATCCATACGAAAACACAAATGTTTTGATTCAAGACAATGTTGTTAACTGCCATACATTCGACAATGGTCAACCCTATGGCACCACTCAAAACAAGCCCAGTCGCGTGTCGTCTCACGGTATGGATATCAAAGGCACACAAGTTCATCTGGTTGGGAATGCGATTCTGAATTGTGGGAATGCCAACGGCTTACATGGCGTGTACCTTGGTACGCAAGGGGCGGGGAAATCCGTAGTTGAAAACAACCACTTCCAAAGCAACAGTTCGCTTGGTTTGAAAGTGGCAGATATGGATAATGTCACCGTTCGTAATAACACGTTCCTTTGGAACGGTCAAGCCTCAATGAATATTGAAGCTGCTAGCCATAATATTTATGTTGGTTGCAACACTTTTTTGGACAATGGCACAGTTACCGATAGTGGGCATCGAAGCAATGGGCTATTTGTGCGCGGCACGAACAACGAAGCTGCGCTATGGAATGCGTTCCCGCCACCAAACTACCAACATGGGCCCAATACGGATATCACCCATGAGTACAATCTCAACTATACGACTAGTGCATACCCCAACAGATCATTTATCTATGCCTACACGTACGTCAATAGTGGCACGATCTGGAATTCTACGTCTAATCCAGTTGCGGCACCACCGGCGAACACATCAGACGCAATTACATCATTTGCGTCTGATAGCAACCAGTACTTTGCGGAGTCTGGAAGCTACAATTACAAATGGCCTGTTGGTATTTTCGATACATCACTAGCTAACTGGCAAGCAGGCACAGTGCATGACACTAACAGTGTGTACAGTAATCCTGGATTTTCCGCACCTGGAACGACAAACATGGCATACAGTGGCACAACGTATGGTCACCAGTCTAGTAATTGTCCGCTAGAGCCAACAAGTGCAACCGTTGTGCGAGCTGACGTCGCCGCCTGTCTTTACGTAAATGAGCCAGCAACACCAACGCCTACCAATACACCAACGCCTACCGCCACGGCCACGAGCACACCGACACCAACCAACGAACCAGTCATCACACCAACGCCTACCGCCACGGCCACGAGCACACCGACACCAACCAACGAACCAGTCATCACAGACACACCAACGCCAACTCCTGCCGACACCACACCCATACCAGGGCTCACACAAGTCCCCGCATTTAAATGCACAGACTGTGAAATCATCCGTCCGCAGTCGGCACCAGCACCATTCGTAGATCCAGAACGTGGCAACGACCTCGACATCTGGCAATGGCTGCTCAACCTAATCCGTAACCTAGAACTATAGACAATAAACATCATTATCACCGATAGAATTTCACCCCACAACAGTTCCTCCCCAAGGGGAGGCTAGGAGGGGGCCAAGTATGCCTACCGCACTAAAAGAAGCAACCACAACCGAACCCGGCGTCAAGGACATCGGCAACATGCGCCACTTTCCTAATGGCGACATAGGTATTCGCGACCCGCAGTCAGGTATATACAAACTCTGGAAGAAAACACCAGAAGGCGAAACCGATCCCTGCAAAGTCGCCTACGTCCCGTGTTACTGCATCGTCAGTGATGACGATGCAGTCAGCGGTGGAACGAATGGCAGCGGATCTGGTGACGGAAGCAACACTAACTCTACCAGTGGCGATGTTGGCTCGGGCGGTGAAATCACTCAAATTGCACAACTAATAGAAACATTAAACCAATTTATGGAACAACAGGCCCCTATAATATTTGCAGGGAACTACTGTTACAGGAGCACAAATGACAATTAAAAACGCAGCCAAATTTTTTGATCCCGTGTCGGGAAAATTCCTCGCTTTCGATTGCGAGACAGGCGATCCTGTGCCCGTCGAAGGGCTAAAGGATTGTCCTGAAAAAGAAATCGATTGGGAAGAAGTCTGTATCCAGAAGCAAGGCAACACTGATCCAGCCAATGTAGTAAAAGGCTGGCTAGTAACCGTCTCTTACATGGATCCATTTACAGACACTCTAGTCGTCGAAAGCACCCAGATCTTTGATCAAGGGCGTGAAAATGACCTAACCGCCGATTACGAAGTAACCGAATGTGTGAGCACTAATCTCATCCCAGTCGGTCAATCCTGCTATAACGACGGCAAAAAATAGTTTAAAACATTTGTGAGGATATGTGGCAGCAATCTGCCCCATATCCTCACCGGACCGCACCAGTGAAATTATGGTAAATGCAGTCAAAGTCCTAAACCAGCTTACAAACAAATACGAATGGCGCACCTGCCCGGAAAATCAGCCTATTACTGATCCGGATATTATTGCTCAGTTGGAAAGTTGCCTCACAAACCCACTTAAAAACACTCATCTGATAGAGGGTTGCATAGAATCGGAAAACGGAGAAAGAATTTCAGCATTCACTATCGTTGACAATGCAGGCGCACCACTATTCGCACCCAAGCCATTAACTGATCTTGGGTTTGTGGAGTGCTGTGATGCCTAAAAAAACCTGTATAAAACAGCCTGTATATACTCAGCCTCAACAGCCGCGCGGCTTCACCTGGGAAACGTGGGCCCCGGGTGCCGGAGGTAGCAACAGCGCAATAGCTGGCTTCGAACAGGCATGGAGCGGCCCACCTTTAAACGGTGTACCAACACACGCAAACGGCGCACCAACAACCTCTGGCATCGAAACAGATGTCCGATTTGCGCAAAGCGAACGAGGGCAAGATGAACACAAGCTCTGCTTTTGGATTTGGAACGACAGCTCAGCGGCGATCGAACTATCCGACTCAGACATGCGCGCCGAATCAGTACGCGTATACGCAGGCTGCGATTGCTCATACAGATTGGTACACGAACGCTATCAATCCGGGGGTGGGCCATACAATTCACAAGGATCGTTCTTAACCTTGCCAGCCGGTGCAATAACCAAACTGACGGTCCTAATCCACGACCCGGGGGCAGATTTCTCTGGCTTTTGGCTACGAGCAAACACGGTCGGCAGCGAAACACTATTCGATCCAGTTACATTCCAAGAAAAGCCGACTGTCGAATGCGAAATAAAGTGCGCCTGCAAACTAGCGGAAAATCAAACGCTCAAGCCAATCACGCTCCAATGCTTTGATTGCAGCAGCGTCAATGCAGCAGTCGCAATTCCAGACCAAGAAATCTGTACGGACATCCGTACTCCCTACGTCAGCAACCGCACAAGCTGGTGGGGCGGCTGGACAGCGGTGGCCACCGCCAACGTAGCGCGTGAGATTGTTGTCCCGTGGCGTCAAATCGCCACACGCACCAACACAACGGGTAAAACAGTAGACATTCGCGTCGAAGTGGACTGGGGTGATCACCTCACCTACCTACGCCGCGCCCGCATGTATCTCTGGACAGAATGGCGAGTACTCATCAACGGAACTGTCGTCATGACACGTACCTACGACGACTACTTATATATAGACAAGCGCAACGACACGAATCCAGATGTCGTCCGACCACAGCTATACGAGATCCAGCCGATGGGGGTGTCAATGTACCACCGCTACAATGCCCCAGTCGCAGCCGTCATCTCAGTCGAAGTCCAAAGCCGTTGGCAAGTGGCCGCTGCCCAAACATCTGCCTACGCCCGCTACATCGGCGGTCTGCGCAGCCAAGCCAGCATCGACCTATTCCTGCAAAATTTAGTAGTCGGGAGGATTTAATGGAACTAACACCATTCGAAGACGGGGTCAAAGAAATGGTCGCAGACGGTACCATCACACAGGACGAAGCAGACGAACTAATCGCCGTAGCAGAACAAGGGGAAGACTTCGAGCTACCCTATGGCAAAGAACCCTGGGCAGAGCAGGAAGAAAAGCCAGAACCAGAAATCTTGATCCGTCACCAAGCATTCAACGGCATGGGGCCTGCCATGCTCAAACGCCTAAAAGAAGCCGACATCCGCTATGTAGAGCAGCTCGCTGAGCTCGGGAAACAAGGCATCAACGACCTTCCCGTTTCAGGCATCGGTCCAGAAAAAGCAGACTCATGGTATGCCCAAGCCTGCAAAATAATGGCCAAACATTCTATCGACGATAACTAACCTTATACGCGATAAAAATGAGGTGAGGTTATGCCAGCAATAATGCAACCAAGCGTCTGCGCCTACAACGGAATCCACAACGGCAGCCTGCTCCAAGCCATGCCGTTCGACGACCAGCCAGGTGACCCAGCACGACCGGGCATACCAGTTCAGACAATCCTGAACTATCACACAATACCAGATCCAGAAATAAAGGGCAGCGTCGGCAGCGCTTGCCCAGGCATTCCATACATGGACTGCACAAACGGAATCCTATACCACGGTCAACCAGACGGCACACTACGTGCCGCAGATGGCTCAACACCAATATGAACCTGCTAAACATTCTGACTGGTTTTCAGCATATACATCAGCAGCTACCATTAATCAATAAGGCTGCGCTGCATCCCGCACCACAGGTCTTCACAGCTACGGCCCCGCTCATCTTCACCCGCGTCGGGCCAATCGTAGCGGCAAATGGATTCAAGCCAAATCAGCAGTCAACTAAGCGCAATGTAACGTACCGCCAATTTTTTGTTGAATGCTGGGTGAAGCCAGTTGCGCAGGGCAAACTGTTCGATGGGTATGACAAAGCTATCCCAATTCTGGCAATGCTCTACGATGCCTATGCCCTAAATCCCAATCTGCTTGGCACCGTAACTGGCATCGAAAGCATCACAGATACTGGCATCGTAGTCATAAACGAAAACAGCGACATAGCCCACCATGGATTCCGTATGACCGTAACCGTCAAAGCAGCCGGATACAAACCATGCAGCGCCGGGCAAGCCTGCTGCGTCAACGTCCCTCAAATGATCTGTATGGATCGAGACTTTACAGACTGCACCGGTTGTGGACACAAACCAGATCCAGAAGAGCAAGCTGAGCGACCAGTCCGCACGCAGGCCGAAGCACAGGCAATCTTCGACGACATCTACGGGGCACATGATGACAGTACCAACGCTTGAAAAATGCACCGACCTGCCATCATGGCCACAAGTAGACGACATATACATAGCACGCGGCAGCACATGGCCAATCACATTCGAGCACCAACTGCCAGACAATTGCATCATCGAATCCGCTCGCTTCTCAATCCGGCGCTTCGACCAGGGCCAACTAATGCTCGCCACCAGCAGCATCGACAACTCTGATCAGTGGCAGATTGAAGACGTAACCACAGCAGCAGGCCAACCGGGCATAAAGCTCACGCTCACCAAAGAGCAAACCGAATGCCTGCCTGAAGGCCGCTGGTGCTACAGCATCGACGTCCAGTGCGAAAATGGCGACTGCTACACAATCAAATATGGCCGAGTCACAATCATCGGTCACCAAACTGGGGACTACAACCCCCGCGGGCTATTCATCAAATGTGAGCTCAAATCACATTGCAAATGCGAACCAATAACAGATGAGCTAACGTACTCGGTCACGGCTCACAGCTAAACTATCGACAATAACGCCATTTATCACCGATAGTTTTTTAAGGACGGGTATTACTTAAAGTGAAAATTTTCAACTTAATCTTCAGGGAAAAACCAGCCAACCGCTTCGAGCAGATATTCCTATTCATCCTCGCAGCCCTGGCAATCATCCGCCTAGCCGACGACATCACATCGCCTGACCTAGCCGGGCCATTCGACATCTACAAGCGCACCCGCAAAGCAGTAGACCAATCGCCCGCACCCAACTGGGTCAAAGATGGAATTCGATGCAGATGGTGCGCATCATTCGACCTCGGCCTAATATTCGACCTCGGCCTAATATTCGGCCTAATCCTGCCAGCCCGCAACTGGCGCGAAAAGCTATTCACCATGATCGGACTATCCGGGCTCTACAACATCTATTTCCGCTACACCTACGGCTGGCCCGAACTAATCAAACGCCACTAAGAAACACCGACCTTTAACAGTCCCCTCCCTTATCAGGGGAGGGCTAGGGTGGGGTTAACATCCCACCAGTCTCACGATATAGGAGCGCACCATGCCACCAGCAACACAAGCAGACCAAACCGGCCCCATCTCACACACGCAAAAAATTCGCTACACAGGCACACACTGGATGCCGCGCCGCTTCGCAGTCTCCAACGACGCAGGCCAAACGCTACGCGACTATGTTTTTGGTGCCACATCAGGCAAACAAGTCCAGTCTGTATCAACCAACGACGCGCCGCTCTTCCTGAAAGCCAACGCAGATCGCATCACAGGCATTGGGCCCAATGACAAATGGGAAGCAGTAAAAGAAGAAGCGGTTGACGCAGATGAAATCTTGGCCGACATCCTCGGCATCGAGCCACCAGCTGCAGAAGAACCAGCACAGCCCGCTGCGCCCACAAAAACAGTACCACCAAAATCAGACACAAAGACCGATACAAAGCCAAACTAAGCACAATTAATCACTCCCCACGAGGGAGGTAGGAGGGGCAATGAGCTGCAAAGATTGCGGTGATTTACAAGCCTTAACACAAGAACAAATCCGGGCCCACATCCAACCTTGTGGGGCAGGGAAAAACAATCCGATCTTCTTCGCTGGCATCGACTACGACGAAGTTCAGATAACTGACTCCACAGACTTTCTTTCGGGCACGCGCGAGGCCATCCGCCGCCACGACCCACGCCGAACAGGACAATATTACAAGAAGGGTGAGCGCACCACGCCTCCAGGCGATAACACCATCACCGTCGAATTCGCCGAATGCTGTGGCGATATCCCGCGCCACGAGCTGATCAAAGACAGCATGACTCTCTACGAGATGAATGTCTGCTGCAACACCGATCCAACCGATCTAGTAAATGGCTGGGTAGGCGGAAACCTAACGGTCTACCCAAATATTCGGCTTAGCGAGCGCCGTCGCAACGCGCGTGTCAGCTTTGGCGACAGCAATGATGTAACGGCAACCTACAGCGGAACGATGGATCAGTCGTACAAAATCGGCGAAATGAAATTCGTCGATATTGCAGACGGCCTCGGAGCAGACCGCATCCGCGATGCCATCATGATCGGCAACGACTCCTGTGGTGGTGGCGACTGTGGCGAAACAGCCGAAAGCTGCACGGACCGGATCTATGCCGTTGACCGCGCAGGTAATTTTATCTGCAAAATAGCCGACAGCCCCGCTGTAATAACGGCTATCCCCGGCATAGTCAGCCCCGTTTCTGTCATCAACGAAGGTAATTATATTTATGTATTGGACATCGGTGGCAGCTACTTTTTCACAAACCTAGACAGCGCTGGCAAGCCAACTACATGGAACCAATCTGCTGATCCGGTGGGAACCCATCGTCATTTCATAAATTGTGAACGCGGAGTGATTTCAGTTGGTGACATATCTGGGGACGCAGCTATTTGGAAAATCACCGGGACAGGGGCCAGACCATCACTTGTCTACAACGCAGATACAAATGCAGGGCTAATCAGAGCTGACTGCTGCGGGAAAACCGTTATATCGGTTGGCTTTAGTGGCCTAATTATCACCAGTAACGATTACGGTAGCACATTCGGCCCGGCACCAACCTCACCAACAACCGACACAATCACAGCCATCCATGTCCACGACGAAAACAGTTGGGATATCGGTACCGCTACTGGAGAGTACTGGTGTACGCGCGACGGTGGCTCCACCTGGCAGCAGACAAATTACGGCGCACCACTGGCAAACATAACCGATATCTGTTATGCCAACAGCGAGGTCGGCATGATCGTCGGCACAGGCGGCCTATACACAACATTCACCGGTGGCGAACTAAACACCTGGGCATCAGACGAGAGCGCCCGCATTCCGCAGGCAATCAACAGCAACCTGGTCAAATGTCACTGGCCCTGCTGCGGCAACAAGACGTGCCAAGTCAACAATGTCCTAATCGCCGGATTCACTGGCGTAACCGGAGAACTCTGGGTAGGACAACCAAGCTAAAACCAACAAACAAAAAGGACGGGTATCCCAAATGAACAACTTAACTTTCACATTCCGATCAGGCTACACAATCAAGCGCAATCCCCGCTACCACCGCATGACGCTCTTCGCCGTCATGCAGGCCTGGGAGGACAACCCAAAAAATGCACTACCGGGGCCTCCCACCAAAACACACACGCAGCCCAACGGCGAAACGCGCGACATAGTCCTAGAGGACAGCCAAGTCTATCTGGCATCCATCGGTCTACACAACCGAAAGCGCCAACGAGCAGAAGAACGATACAAAATACGATTAGGCTTCGACAAGAACAGCATCGATCACAAACTCGTCGCAGATCACAATGCCGAAATGGAAGCGCTAGAAATTCCAACCCTCGACAACGACGTCGAACAATATCTAATGCTTGTCAGCGAGCCAGCAGTCACCGGCCCCCTGATCGGTAAAAACGGCAAACCTGAGAAAGACAAAGCCGGCAACGAGATTATCGGAGTCGTTCAACAATCCGAAATACAGGATCTCTTTGACTGGCTCGACAACAGCACCGGCAACCAGTCCGCAGTAATGCAACGCCACCTGCCCCAAGCGAGGGCCACCTTTCCACCAAATAACGTGGAAGGGCAGCAGCATCTGGGATCTACCAACCAGCAGCCGCAAGGCCAGCAAATCCCCATCACTCAGCCAACCAACGGAACTGACGGAGATGGAAGCGGCCAACCACTTCCAACTGTCACCAACCTGGTCGGTAATGAGTGGTCAGGATAGGGCGCACTGGTACGCCGCATACGAGGCAGTCACACAGCGAGACGCTGTGATTGCATGGGATACCCGTCCCAGAAAGAAAGGCGAGGACTAGTCCTCGCCTTTCTCATACAAATATAAAATAACCCGTTCCACGCAGTCGATCCTAACCGTCGACCAACCGGGCACGCGACCGGAATATACACCACCTCAAACGTCGCTACTTCAGAATTTTGATGTCTCACCATCATCTTACTCCATATAAAAATAGCACAACCGAGTACCCAAGGTGATGGTGAGACATCTTCACGCTGGCAAGCCGTTGTGAGGAACCTTGAGCACTCGGTTGTGCTATCGAATTTATTGTAACACAAATCAGCCCCGCGCAAGACGCGCAAAGGGCCAGCATTCACGAAGTCTGTCTCACCATCATTCGTAAATGCCACCATATCACAAAAAAAACCTTTGTCAAGCGCAATATTACTTTAAGTAATTTATCCACGAAACTGGTCCAATTCTTCACTTTAAGTTATGGCATTAGCAACCGTAGGCGTCCGATTAACAGCAGACAACCTTGGCGCATTCCGCAACCAAATGCGCCAAGCCGGTTCATCGATCAACGAATTTGGTGCTAGTGCTAAGCGCGTCCAAACCCAAACCCGCGGCATAACAGGCTCACTTGCCGGAGCCGGAGCAGGACTAGCTGGCGCACTAGGCCCAGTCGCAGGCGTTACCCTTGGCTTGGCCGGTGCAGGCGCTGCGCTCAAGTCCGTCGTTAGCACCGGGGCCGACTTCGAACAGGCCATGTCCAACGTCGGCGCAATCAGCCGCGCCACTGCCGACGAACAACGCCAACTCACCCAGGCATCGCTAGATCTAGGCGCGACCACAGCCTTCAGCGCAACCCAAGTCGCAGACGGCCAAAAATTCCTAGCCCAAGCAGGCTTCGAAGTCAACGAAACCCTGCAAGCCATGCCCGGGCTGCTCAGCGTAGCCTCCGCCGCGCAAACCGATCTGGGCACCACATCAGATTTAACCTCCAACATTCTAGGTCAATTCAACCTAGAAGCCAGCGAAACCGGCAAACTTGGCAACACCCTCACATCCGTCTTCACCGGTGCCAATACCGATTTAGTTCAATTGGGCACAGCCCTTAGCTTCGGTGGTGCATCATTCGGTGCGCTGGGCGGCTCCGTCGAAGAAGCTGCTGTAGCGGTCGGTCTCTTCTCCGATGCAGGCGTGCAAGCATCGCGCGCGGGTACTGGTCTGCGTGCCATCGGCGCATCACTCGCCGCGCCCACAGCCGAAGCAGCCAAAGAGATGGCCCGCCTTGGTGTAGACGCATTCGACACAGAAGGCAACTTCATCGGCTTGGCCAACGTAGTCGACAACCTCAACGCCTCACTATCCGGCCTATCCGATCAGCAGCGTGTCCAATCCATCGACACCATCTTTGGCCGCGTCGCAACACCCGCCGCCCTAGCCCTCCTCGATGCCGGTGGCGACGAAATCCGCAAGCGCCTCGCCGACGTCGACACCGCCCAACAAGAAGGTCTCTCTGATCTTGTTGCAGCAGAGCAGCTCGACAACCTGCGCGGCGACATCACCCTACTCAGCAGCGCTTGGGAAGGGCTTTCTATCACGCTATCTGGTGCAGTCAACCCCGCCCTGCGCACCATTACCCAAGGCTTGACGGGCACAATCCAAGCAACAAACTCATTCATAACCGGCATCCAGTCTGGCCAAGGCGTGCTGGCCAGCTTCAGCACCAGCTTCGCCAGCCTAACACCCAACCTGTCAGCAGTCGCAACCGGCCTAGACAGCGCACTCGCCACCATCAGCGCCGGGCTATCACAAATAAACCTGCCCGAAATCGACTTCAGCCAGGTATTCGCCAACTACGACACCAGCGGCATCACCCTGCCCACGCTCAGCGGCACGCTCGATTTCTTAGTCACAAACATAAACACACTCTTTGGTACAGAACTCTCTACCAGCGATTTCGCCCTGCCCACGCTTAGCGGAGCAGTAGACTTTGTCGTAAATGCAATCAACGCCGTCCTGCCCGAAACAATCACAATTCCAGCCCTGCCCGCCGTCGACACACTCTTCGACGACATCAACAATCTTGTCCCATCCGACTTCACCCTACCAACACTACCCGACATCAGCACACTGCTCAACGACATCACCAATCTTGTTCCGACAGGATTCACATTACCAACCCTGCCCGACCTCTCTACAATCACAACAGCACTAAGCAGCATAGACCTATCATTCGGTGGCCTGTCAACCACAATCGATACATTTGACACATCACTTTCATCACTCAGCGACGGTGGGCTATCGACAATAACTGGCATTATCACCGACACAATCGGCGGCATCAGCACAGCGCTCGAAGGCGTAGACATCGGCACCGCAGGCCAAACCTTCAGCGACATAATCGCCAGCACGCTCGGCGTGGTCGAAACCCTAAACGGTTTAGGCACAGAAACGTCGACCGCCGCTGTGGAATCACTCAACGGCCTAGCCATCGGCGTCGCCAACTTTGCTACCAACCTAACCGAATCTATTGACGCAGATCTGCTCGGCACCGCCGCGACTGGAGTGATCACCTCATTTGTCGATCGCTTCACCGCTACTGCATCATCTGTCGATTTACCTGGCATATCAGAAGCAGCAACAGCCTTCTACGCGACTTACACCCAAAAGCTGGGAGAGTTTGCTAGCGGCGACAACATCGCAGGCATTGCAGAAAGCGTAGGCGGCTTTGCATCAACAATCGTCAGCCAAATCGGCAGCACACTCGCATCACCCGAGGTTGGCGAAAATGTTGGACTAGCAGTCGGTAACGTAGCAGACACAATCCTGCAAGCCATCACCAGCACCTTCTCTGGTCTAAGCGAAACCCTAGCCGAAACCGACACAGATGCTCTGGTGGCCGGTACTGTTGCCATTGCCAAAAACATCGTCACCGCCATTACAACAGCATTCGGCCAAATCGACTTCGGTGCGCTGCTAACAGACATAGAAGACTACGGCGAAAACGTAGCTACATTTGTCACAAACCTCGGTGGCTCAATCACCAGCGCCATCAGTGGATCAAACCTAACCTTCGACAGCCTAAAAGACTCCATCACCACCGCATTCGACAGCCTAAAGGAATCCATTCGGATCGCCATCGATGGCCTGCTAGTTGGCGCTGCAGAGTTTTTGCCCGGCGCAAGCGGACTACCAGCCGTACAAGACGCGCAAGGTCGCCTAGATCAAGCTGCGG